GTTCCCGCCAAAGCCATACGGCCCCGCTTTGCAATAAAACGGGGCCGCCTAGGGTTTTCTTATTCTTTATCCCGGATGCAGGCGATCCCCGGCAGCAGAGTCCCCTCCAGATACTCCAGCGAAGCGCCGCCGCCGGTGGAGATGTGGCTCATCTTGTCGCCAAAGCCCAGCTGCTGTACCGCCGCTGCGCTGTCGCCGCCGCCAATGATGGTGGTCGCGTCAGTCTCGGCCAGCGCCTTGGCCACCGCAATGGTGCCCGCCGCCAGCACCGGGTTCTCAAAGACGCCCATCGGCCCGTTCCACACAACAGTCTTGGCATCCTTCACCGCCTCAGCGTACAGCTCGCGGGTCTTAGGGCCAATATCCATCCCCATACGGTCAGCAGGGATCTTATCGCTGTCCACCACCAGCGTCTCAATGGGCGCGTCGATGGGGTTCGGGAACTCGGCAGTCGTCACGGTATCTACCGGCAGCACCAGCTTCACACCGTTCTTTTCGGCCTTCGCCATCATTTCCTTGCAGTAGTCGATCTTCTCGGCGTCCAGCAGAGAGGTGCCTACCTCATAGCCCTTGGCCGCCAGGAAGGTATAAGCCATGCCGCCGCCGATGATCAGGGTATCCACCTTGTCCAGCAGGTTGTTGATGACCTTCAGCTTATCGGCCACCTTGGCGCCGCCCAGGATGGCCACGAGAGGACGCACCGGCTGCTCCACGGCATTGCCCAGGTAGTTGATCTCCTTCTCCATCAGGTAGCCCACAGCGGTCTCCTTGATGTAGTCGGTCACACCGACGGTGGAGCAGTGGGCACGGTGGGCGCTGCCAAAGGCGTCATCCACATATACATCCGCCAGCGAAGCCAGCTCCTTGCTGAATTCGGGCAGATTCTTGGTCTCCTCGGGACGGAAGCGGGTGTTCTGCAGCACCAGAATATCGCCGTCCTTCATCTCGGATACCATCCGGCGGGCATTCTCACCCACTACGGTATCGTCATCGGCAAAGAGGACGGGGCGGCCCATCAGCTCGCCTAGGCGGGCGGCCACGGGAGCCATGGTAAAGGCCGCGTCGGGGCCCTTGGGCTTGCCCAGGTGGGAGCAAAGAATGACCTTTGCGCCATGGTCAGCCAGATAACGGATGGTGGGAATAGCGCCCACGATGCGGTTATCGTTGGTCACCTTGCCGTCCTTCAGCGGCACATTAAAGTCCACCCGCACCAGTACACGGCGACCCTTTACATCCAGATCTTCCACAGTCACTTTGTTCAGAAAAGACATATCCGGTATCCCTCTTTCTTTATAGTATTTTTTGTGGTTCCGCCTTTATTTTACCCCATCCGCCGCCGCTTTGCAATAGAGTTTCGGCAGATTTGTTAAAAAATTAACTTATTTTATTCCCATTTCAGGCGGTGCAGCTGCCCCTCGTTTTGCAGCTGGGGAAAATCCCACTGCCGCAGCGCCTCGTATACCCCTATCGCCACCGAATTGGAAAGATTCAGACTGCGCAGTCCCTGCCGCATCGGGAACCGCAGGCACCGGGCAGGATGCTGCACCAGCAGCTCCTCCGGCAGCCCGGCATCCTCCCGCCCAAAAAGCAGCCAGCACCCGTCCGGGTATTGCACCTCGGTGTAGATATGCTGCGCCTTGGTGGTGAAATAATACATCTTTTCCTGCTCGTCTTTGTGCCGCTCCATAAAATCCACAAGACTCGGGTAGGTCGTCACATCAAGATACTTCCAGTAGTCCAGCCCCGCCCGCTTCAGCTTGGTATCGTCTATGGTAAAGGCCATCGGCTCCACCAGATGCAGCCGGGCCCCCGTCGCCGCGCAGGTCCTCGCTATGTTCCCTACATTCTGCGGGATCCGCGGCTCCACCAATACAATGTTCAGAATCGCCATTTCTACCTCTCTCCTTTTCGCTCCTGTTCCGGTCCCTGCAGGGGGCCGGTCGGGGCCGCAGTCCCCGCCCCTCCTCGGGCCTCTGCAAATCCCCATATATTTCCAATTTCGCCTCGTTCACGCCCCGCTGCGCCACCCCGCACAGCTGCCCTCAAACGACCCTATTCTACCATATTTTATCGCAAAAAGCCCCTCATTTGTAAACTTTTTGTTAAAAAAAGTGAAATATTAACCTTTCAACTGCAAAAAAGGGTCGATTTTGCCGTATTAGTGAAAGGAGTTGTTTCAATATGCAGCAAATACCAAATTATCTGAACGCCCGGCAAAAGCTTTTCTGCCACTGGTTCGCCCTCACGCGCGATGCCCAGGGAGCCGCCGACCGCTGCTTCCGGGCGCCCGAAAAACGGGAGGAAGCCCTCCGTCTTTTGCAAGCGCCCCTGGCCCAGGACTACCTGCGGCAGGTGGAAGCCGCCCTGGGTGGCGAAGGCCTCACCGCCACCGCGGAGGAGGGCTACCGCCGGCTGGCCTTCGGCCCGGTCACCGATGCCGTCCGGCTGATGTTCCCCACTGAGGGCGAAACCCCGCCCCTGGAGGAGATGGATCTCTACAACATCTCCAAAATCAGCCAGGCCAAGGGCGGGCTGGAGATCACCTTCTTCGACCGGCTGGAGGCCCTGGACCGGCTGGCCGCCCAGCAGAAGGAAACCGCCGTCCAGCAGGATGCCTTCGGCTTCCTGGATGCCGTTGCCGCCGGGGCAGCGGCCGGGGATGAGGAGGACAGGTGATGCGCTTTGCCCCCTTCAGCAAAAAGCAGCTGCGGGTGCTCACCTGGTGGCGCCCCGGCTCCCCGGACCGTCAAAAAGACGCCATCCTCTGCGATGGGGCGGTGCGCAGCGGCAAAACGCTATGTCTTTCCCTCTCCTTCGTGATGTGGGCGACCCACTGCTTTTCCGGCCAGGATTTTGCCCTCTGCGGCAAAACCATTCTCTCCCTCCAGCGCAACCTGCTGGAGCCCCTCCTCCCCATTTTGCGGGGGATGGGGTACCGGTGTCGGTTCGTGGCCGGGCGGCGGGTGCTTACGGTGGGGCTGGGCCGGCACGAAAACCGGTTTTACCTCTTCGGCGGGCGGGATGAAGGCAGCGCCTCCCTCATCCAGGGCGTCACCCTGGCCGGGGTCCTGCTGGATGAGGTCGCCCTGATGCCCCGCTCCTTTGTGGAACAGGCACTGGCCCGCTGTTCGGTGCCGGGCTCGCGGTACTGGTTCTGCTGCAATCCGGAGCATCCCTTTCACTGGTTCTACCGGGAGTGGATCGAGAAGGCACGGGAAAAGAACTGCCTCTATCTCCACTTCACCATGCGGGATAACCCCTCCCTGACCCCGGCGATCCGGCGGCGGTACGAGGGACTGTATTCCGGCTCCTTCTACCGGCGGTTCGTGCTGGGAGAATGGTGTGCCCCCAGCGGGGCGGTCTACCCCATGTTCTCCCCGCAAACCCATGTTGTGGAGCGCCTGCCGGCGGGTCTTACCCAGTGGTACCTCAGCTGTGATTACGGCACCGTCAACCCCTGCTCCATCGGGCTGTGGGGCCACTGCCCCGCCGATGGGATCTGGTACCGGGCAGCGGAGTATTACCACGATTCCCGCCGGGAGGGAGTGCAGAAAACCGACGAGGAGTACTACATGGCCCTTTGTCAATTGGCCGGGGATCATCCCATACAGGGTGTGACGGTGGATCCGTCAGCCGCCAGCTTTATGGAGTGTATCCGTCGTCACGGCGTCTACACCGTCCTCCCCGCCAAAAATGAGGTCCTCGACGGCATCCGCCGGGTCAGCGAGCTGCTGCGCAGCGGCAAGCTGCTGTTTTCGGCCGCCTGCCGGGATACCATCCGGGAGTTTGCCCAGTACCGCTGGGAGGAGAACGCCCCCGAGGACCGGCCCCGCAAGGAAAACGACCATGCCATGGATGAGATCCGGTATTTCGTTTCCACTGTGCTCTCCCCCGCCCCAAGGAACCAGCCCGCTTTCCACGCCGCTGCCCTCCCCCGGCAGCCGGCTGGCACCTGAACCGGGGGGGGAGGCCGGTCAAACGGCAGCCGGAACGCCCTGCGGGCCGCCCAGGCGCAGGAGCCTCTGCCCCGCGCGCGCCGAACGGCCTTCCCCCGCAGCAAGTCCCGGGCTTACCGGTTTCCCGGGCGCGGCCGCCCTCTCCCGGCGGCCGCGGAACAAAAAACCGGCCATCCCGAAAGGAGGAATTCGAACATTGGGTATTTTCGATCCCAAAAACAAAAAAACGACCCGGGCCGCGGTTCAAACAGCGCCCCAGCCGCGGCCGGAGCACTGGCAGCCCCAGCGCTTTTTACCGGCGGAGGCCCCGCTGTACCGGGCCCTGCGGCAGAGCATCCCCATCATCGATGCCGCCCTGCAAAAAATCGTCCGGCTGACGGTGGATTTTACCCTCACCGCCGCCGAACCAGAGGCCCAGCCGCTGCTCTCCCGCTTTGCGGCGGAAGTGCCGGTAGGGGCCAGCGGCAGAGGATTGGCGGCCTTTGCCGGCCAGTATCTTGATAGCCTGCTGTGCTACGGCAGCGCCGTCGGCGAGGTGGTGCTGGACCACGACCGGGAAAAGCTCCTGGGGCTGTACCTGCCGCCGCTTTCCCACCTCAGTTTCCAGCAGGGCAGCAGCCCGCTGGAGGCGGTCATCTGCGCCGGTGAGGGCCGGGACCGCCGCCCCCTGCCCTGCCCCGAGCTCATCCTGTTCACCGCGCTGCACCCGGCCCCGGGCGAGATCACCGGCCAATCGCTGCTTTCCGGCCTGCCGGCCATCTCCCGGGTGCTGCTGCAAATTTATTCCGCCATCGGCAAGAACTTTGAGCGGATGGGCAACCTGCGGTACGCCGTTACCTACCGTCCCACCCCCGGCGATGGCACCGATGCTGCCGCTGTGGCAAATGAGATCAGCCGGGAATGGAGCACCGCCATGCAGGCCGCCGCCGAAGGCGAGATCCGGGACTTTGTGGCGGTGGGCGATGTGGATATCCGGGTCATCGGGGCCGATAACCAGTTTATCGCCACCGAGGTCCCCGTCCGCCAGCTGCTGGAGCAGATCGTGGCCAAGCTGGGGCTGCCGCCCTTCCTGCTGGGCCTGAGCTGGAGCAGCACCGAGCGGATGAGCAGCCAGCAGAGCGATCTGCTTACCGGCGAGCTGGAATCCTACCGGCGGCTGCTTACCCCCGTCCTTGCCAAAATAGCCGGGCTGTACCTGCGCAGTCAGGGCTTTGCCCCGGAGGTCGCGGTAGAATGGGCGCCCATCAGCCTGCAGGATGAAACCGAAGAGGCCACGGCCCGCCTGACCCGCGCCAAGGCCGAGGAACTGGAACGCAAGCTGGCCCATGAGGCCAAACAGGAGGGAACGGTATGAGTAAAACCAACATCCCGGCCGGGGGCTGGCCCGTGGCCAAACCCAAAGCCGCCGGAACGGCCTTTGGTTTGCGGGGCGGTGCCGAAGAACCAAGACAGAAGCCGGCCGCATGAGCCGGTAAGGAGGGAAAAGTATGAACCAAGCCAATATCACAGCCGAAGGCTGCCCTGTAACCGAAGCGGAGCTGGAGGCCATTGCCCGGTACAGCCGCCGCAGGCTGACCGCCGAGGAGGTCTACACCTTCCCGCTGGTGCTGTGCGATAACGACCTGGACCGGGACCACGAATGCTTTACCGACGCGGCGCTGGAAAAGCTGGCGGTGCTGTTCCGCGGAAAGACCGGCATTTTTGACCACGACCCCCGCGGGGAAAAGCAGACCGCCCGCATTTACCGCTGCGCGGTGGAGGAGGAACCCGGCCGCCTGAACCACCGGGGCGAGCCCTATAAGGCCCTGAGGGCCTGGGCCTACATGGTGCGCACCGCCGCCAATGCCGACCTCATTCTGGAGATCGACGGCGGCATCAAGAAGGAGGTGAGCGTGGGCTGCTCCATCGGCAAAAAAGTCTGTTCCATCTGCGGGGCGGACCGCCAGGAGGCGACCTGCGGCCACCAGCCCGGCAAAAAGTACGGCGGCCGGCTGTGCTACACCCTGCTGGAGGACCCCACCGACGCCTATGAATGGAGCTTTGTGGCGGTGCCGGCCCAACCGGCCGCCGGGGTGACCAAAAGCCACGCCGCCCGCAAAGCCCTGCATCTGACCCCGGAGCGGGCCATAGCCGAAATGGAGCGGGGCGAGCTGCACCTGGATGCCGCCGCGGCCTATGGGCTGAGAAAGCACATCGCCGCGCTGGAGGAAAAGAGCGAGGAGGCCGGCCGCTACCGGCAGAGCCTGTGTGAGACCATCCGCAGGCGGACCATGCTGGCCCAGCCGCAGATGCCCCCCGCCCTGCTGGAAAAGAGCATGGCCCCGCTGACCGTCACCGAGCTGGAGGAGCTGGCCGCCCTGATGAAGCAGCAGGCCGAAAAGCGCTTTGCGCCGATGGTGCAGACCGCCCCGGCCCCCGAAAACGAAACCGATAACCGTGCATTTTGCATCTGATGAGAAAGAGGAGAGAAAACACATGAATAATAACTACAAAGAACTGAACATCCAGAAATCCCTGTACCGCGGCTGCGGCGAGAGCTTTGCCGAGCGGCTGGAAAAGATGGACCCCACCGAGAATTACCGCGGCACCGAGCTGGGCCATCTGGATGCCTTCCAGCGCCAGCTCAAGCGCTTTGATATTCAGGTGGGCGGCAGCCACTCCAGCGCGCTGGAGAAGTTCTTCCAGAACGGACAGAGCGCCGTGCTGTTCCCCGAATACCTGATGAGAGCCATCCGCCAGGGCATGGAGGAAAATGATCCGCTTTCCTCCATCGTGGCCGCCCGCACCCTCATTTCCGCCACCGATTACCGGGGTCTTACCACCAATGACGACCTGGAGGCCGATGTGACCAATGAGGCCGCCGCCCTTTCCACCACCACCATCAGCCTGAAGGACAAGACCACCGCCCTGAAAAAGCGCGGCCGTATGCTGCGTGCCTCTTACGAGGCGATCAAGTTCCAGCGGCTGGATCTTTTCACCCTGGCGCTGCGCCGCATCGGCGCTGAGATCGCCCGCTGCCAAATGAAGGACGCCGTGGATGTGCTGGTAAACGGCGACGGCTCCACCGGCAGCGCCCCCGCCAAGCTGACCACCGCGGCCACTACCCTGGCTTACAGCGATCTGCTTACCCTGTGGAGCAAGTTTACCGCCTACCAGATGAACACCCTGCTGGTGAACGCCAAGACCGCCGCCGCCATCCTGGGGCTTTCCGCCTTCAGCGATCCCACCACCGGCCTGCACTTCCAGAATACCGGCAAGCTGGGCACCCCGCTGGGCGCCGAGATGATCCTCTGCGACGCGGTGGCCGATGGGACCATCATCGCGCTGGACCGCCGCTACGCCCTGGAGATGGTGGTGGGCGACGCCGTGACAGTGGACGCCGACCGTCTGATCGACTGCCAGCTGGAGCGTGCCGCCGTTTCCTCCACCGCGGGCTTCTCTATGATCTTCCCTGACGCGGTGAAGGTGATGACCCTAAAAACCGCCTAACGCGGATAAACCGACAGAATGAAGGAGGCAGCAACATGGATATCGAACTGATCCTGCAAAAATTCGCGGTTTTCTCCGGGCTGACCGGGGAAGAACTGCAAGCCTGCCTGCCCTACTGCCGGGACGCCATGGAGCAGCTGACCGCCAAACGGCGGTCGGCCCTCCCCGCGGCGGAGCCCCTGGGCAGTGCCGCGGCAGCGCTGGCCTACTACCGCTGGTGCCTGGCGCAGATGAGCGGAAGCAGCCTGCCCCATGTAGGGGCGGCGGCTCTGGTGAATAAGGACACGCTGGCGGCGGCCAAGGCGCTGTGTGAGGAATATCTGGCGGCGGCCGCCGGGGAGCTGGGCGGCGGAAAATTCTACTTTGGGCAGGTGACAGCATGCAAGTAACCAGTCTTTTTGATCTGCGGCAGCAGCTGGCGGTGTACCTTTTGCCGCTGCTGGGCGAGTGTGAGATCCTATACAGTATGCCGACGGTGAGAAGGCCGCTGGCCGCCGGGGTGACCACCCTGGTGCTGAACGACCACAGTGTGAAGCGCAGCGAGGACACCCTGCCCGGCAGCACTCCGCTGCTGCTGGAGGTGGGCCTGCGGCTGACCGCCCTGCACCGGGACAGCATGGAAGCGGTGGAGACCCTGACCGACGCCATCACGGCACTGACGCTGCGGGGGGATTTCCCCTGCGGGGTGACCGGGCTGGAGTGGGCCGAAATCGGCTTTGACCGGGGGTGCGGGGCCTTTGCCCGCCGGGGGCTTTTGAAGGTCTGCTGCGCGCTGGCCGAGGCCCCCGAAGAGGAGGATGAGGCATGAACCAGATTATCCACTCCCTTGGGGGGATCACCATTGAGGCGGGGGGCACGGTGCTGGCCCACGCCGCCGGGTATGAGGTCAAATCCAGCCGGGCAGTGACGGCGGTGCGGCCCTATGGCAGCACCGAGCCGCTAACCTTTCTGCCCGGCACGGTAACGCATATTTTGCAGCTGGAGCAGATAAAATGGGAAAATCCCGCGGATTTTTATACAATGAGTAATTTTACCGTGAAAATTACAAGAAACGGGCAGACGGTGCAATACACCGGCTGCGAATGGACCGCCATAGAGGAGGAGACCCGCCGGCCGTTGATCTGGCTGCGGGCCACGCTGGCGGCCAAGGCCCGAACGGAGGTGACCGGGGATGAAGCGGCTGCTGAGTAAGGGCCCGGCGGCGCCGCGGGGCGCTGAAAGCGCCCGACCGCCGTATGGCGGCGGCAGCCGGAGGCTGCCGCGGCGCCGCCGGGGGCCGGGCTCCGCGCACATGGGACGGGCAGGAGAAGGAGGTGGGGCATGATGGCCCAGGAAGCAAAGCCCGTGACCGCAGCCATCCGGGAGCCGGAGGCAGCGGCCAGCCTGCGCCGGGAGGGCAGCACCCGGCTGGAGGAAAAGGCCGTCATCCGGGAGATCCCCCTGCAGGATACCGCCACACTGGAGACTGAGCTGAGCGCCCTGCAGCGCCGCCAGCTGCGGCTGGCCCCGGAGATGGACCGCTGCGGCGAGCCGCTGTACTGAGAGGAGGAACCATCCATGACGACAATGAGCTTTAAGACCTTCACCTTTCCGCACAACCCGGAGAGGATAACGGTAACCACCGAGACCCGCATAGCCACCGCCCACTGCCCGGAATACGGGCCTATCCACCAGAACCTAGGGCTGGCCCGGCGGATCATCCGGGCGGAGGGAGTATTTTACGGGGCCAACGCCAAGGCCCAGTACACCGCCCTGGAGGCCCTGATGTGGCAGGCCACTGCCGGTAATCTGCGCATTCCCGGGATGGGGGTGGTGGTGGCCTTCCCCACTGCCTTGAGCTATACCGGGGAGGGAGATGGCACGGTGCTGCGGTACACCGCGGAGTTCACCGAGCTGATCGCTTCCACCGACCGGGAGGGAACACGCTATGTGGACTGAGCGGAAGAAGCAAATCGGGCCGAGTGGACTGCCGGGGCCGATAGCAGCCCGACAGGACGCGCTGAAACCGGGCGGTATTCCATACGCCGGGATGGCCGGGGCCAAAAACGGCCGGGAAGGAGGAGCGACATGTCGATTGAGCTGCTGGGACTGACGCTGGGGAATGAGACCATCTCCCTGAAGGAGCCCAGCTCCATGGTCATCACCAGGGCGTGGGATTCCCCGGCGTGGCAGCTGGATATCACCCTGCCGCATGAGGGGCCGCTGGACGACCTGACGAAAATTCAGGTGAAGCACGGCACCGACGCGCTGTTTGCCGGGCTGTGCGATGAGATCGTACGCTCGGTGGATGGGAACGGGGCGTTTGTCAGCATCAGTGCCCGGACGCCGGGGGCGCTGCTGTGCGATAATGAAGCGCTGCCCAAGACCTACACCAACCTGACGGCGCAAGCTTACTTTAACGCGGAGCTGAAAACGCTGGGTTTTACCGGGCTTTCGCTGCCCAATACCACCGCCAGCGCGGCGACCTTCCAGCTGGGGAAGGGGCATTCGGTGTGGGAGGCCTTCTGTATCCTGTGCTTCCGGCTGTATGGCCGGGAGCCGCACATCACCGCCGCAAACACCATAGTGGTGAAGACGCTGACCGGCGATGACCCCATTATTATCAGCAACGCGGTGAACGAGACCGGGGTGCTGCGGTACTGCTCGCTGGAGTACATCACCCGGCGGAGCAGCCCGCTTTCTACCATTGTTTACCGGGATGCGGGCGGGGCCTATTCCCAGCTGTACAGCAATCCCTTTGGCAACGAGCAGCAGGTGCGGCGCAACCGGTACATCATCCCGGCCGGGGAATACACCGGCAACCCGGCGCTGGACGCCTACCGGCGGGTGATGAAAGGCCAGCTGGGGCTGCACAGCGCCAGGGTAACGGTGCCGGGACTGCACAACATCGCCCCCGGGCAGGCCATTTATCTGAAATCCACAATAAGCGGCAACCGGCTGATGGCAGCTTATCAAGTGAAGATCATCTACACCGAGAGCGGCTGCCTGACCCGGCTGGTGCTGGCCGACCCGGCCTACATGTAAGGTGGGGGCAAAGGGTAGAGGGTTTGCGGCGG